AATGCAAGTACTTCAGCATCTACTGCTACGACTCAAGCCACTAACGCAAGCAGTTCTGCTTCTGCAGCGAGTACTTCTGCAACCAATGCTGCAGCAAGTGCATCGGCTGCTTCCACATCTGCAACTAACGCAGCAAGTTCTGCTACATCCGCATCAGGAAGTGCTAGTACTGCTACGACACAGGCTACTAACGCAAGCAATAGTGCATCTGCAGCGTCTACTTCAGCAACTAATGCTGCTTCCTCAGCTTCTGCTGCATCTACCTCAGCAACAAACGCTAGTAATTCTGCTTCCGCAGCAAGCACCTCAGCAACCAATGCTAGTAACTCTGCGTCTTCTGCATCTACGTCAGCATCTAACGCATCAACTGCACAGGCTGCTGCTGAGGCTGCTCGTGATTCGGCTTTATCTGCTTATGATAACTTTGATGATAGATACTTAGGTGCTAAATCTACTGCCCCTACACTAGACAACGATGGTAATGCTCTTTTAACTGGGGCTTTATACTACAATACTGTATCTGGTGTAATGAATGTATATACTGGCTCAGCATGGGTAGCTGCTTATGTGTCTGCTGCTGGTGTATTGTTAATAGCGAATAATCTTTCTGATTTAAATTCAGTATCTACTGCTAGAACTAATTTAGGTATTACTGACATATTAGAAAACAATCAAACTATTGCAACAAACTATACCGTAACTGTTTCTAAAAATGCACTAGCGGTTGGAGCAATAACAATAAACACAGGAATATCTGCTACAGTAGGTACAGGTCAAAGATGGTTAATTTTAAATTAAGGAATTAATATGAGCAACTTAAAAATTCAAGGGAATGCTGGTGGTGCTGGGACAACTACTCTACAGTCTGGTAATACTTCCAATAGTGTAATCTTTTCATTACCTATTGCTGACGGAACAAATGGTCAAGCACTGATAACAGATGGTTCTGGTGTTCTATCTTTTTCTGGTGTTGGTACAGATGCAAGCCTTATTACTAGCGGTACTTTAGCAGTAGCTCGTGGCGGTACAGGAGCATCTACCCTTACTGGAGTTTTAAAAGGTAACGGCACATCTGCATTTACGGCAGCGACTGCTGGTACTGACTTTGTAGCTCCTGGTGGTGCATTAGGAACACCATCAAGCGGTACTCTAAGTAGTTGTACTGTAGACGGCACAAACGCTGTTGGGTTTTTAACCATTCCACAAAACTCTCAATCTGGTACAGCATATACATTAGTTCTTACAGATTCTGGTAAACACATTTTACATCCATCGGCTGATACTACAGCACGAACATTTACCATTCCAGCTAACTCATCTGTTGCGTTTCCAGTCGGTACTGCGGTTACATTTATAAATCAAAATGCTGCTGGTGTAATTACGATTGGTATTACTACAGATACAATGCGTTTGGCTGGTGCTGGAACAACTGGCAACAGAACTCTTGCTGCAAATGGCATAGCAACTTGCATTAAAGTAACAAGTACCGAGTGGATTATTTCAGGAACAGGATTAACATAATGTCTGGGATCTTACAAGGAGTCTTGAGTAGTTTTGGTGGAGCTGCAGCTCCAGGTCAGCAAGCCTATACAACTGCAGGCACTTATTCTTGGGTTGCTCCAGCTGGAGTTACTTCTGTTTCTGTAGTTTGTGTAGGTGGTGGCGGTGGCGGGGATAACTATTTTGGTAGTGGTGGAGGTGGCGGTGCTCTTGCTTATATTAACAATCGTTCAGTAACTCCTGGAAATTCTTACACAGTCGTTGTTGGTGCGGGTGGAGTAAAAGATGTACTTCCTAATACCGCCACCACTGCCACCGCTGGAGGAAATTCATACTTTGAAGCCACGAATGTAGTAAATGCTGGAGGCGGAGCAGCGGCTGTAGTGTGGAATGTATCAAGTTTTGCCGCTGGTGGTACTGTGCTTGCTGGTACTGGCGGTGCTGGTGGTAAAGGAAATGGTGCTTATGGGTTAGGATCTCCATATTTTGGTGGTGGCGGTGGCGGTGCTGGTGGGTATTCTGGAGCTGGTGGTAATGGAAGTGGTGCGATACCCGCTGAAGGTACTTATACTATTGCCACAGCGGGAGCTGGCGGTGGTGGCGGTGGCGGTAATGGTAATGCAAGCGGTGCTAGTGCTGGGAATTTTGGTAGTGGTGGTGGGGTAGGAATATTAGGGGAAGGGTCTAGTGGTGCTGCGGGAGCTAATGGTACTCGTGATGGTGGAGGTGGAGGATCTGGTGGAGCAAATGGAGCAAACGGACAAGCCTCAACTAGTGCAGAAGTCAATGGTGGTAATTATGGTGGCGGTGGTGGATCTGCTTTTGATAATAGTGCCAACACTGGTTATGGTGGAGTGGGTGCAGTCCGTATTATTTGGGGAACAGGTCGTTCATTCCCATCAACAAATACAGGAGATGTATAAATGGAACTTTTCATTCGCATCAAAGATGGTCAACCTTTTGAGCATCCAATTATGGAAAACAATTTCCGCCAAGCATTTCCTGATATAGACACAAACAATCTTCCCTTGGAGTTTGCTAGATTTGAACGCATAGAAAGACCATTGTCTGAGCCTTACACAGTATATGTTGGAGTGACATATGAATGGGTAGATGGGGTAGTTAAAGATGTTCATCAATTTAGGTCAATGACAGAAGAAGAACGTGCTGAAACTGATGCTAGAGCTGCTATCAACTTGTCTGTTCCACCCCCCTTTCAACGCATAACATGAGTCATTTTACAACAACATCTTGGATAGAAATTATATGACTGAATCTGAACTCAAGCTACTAAGCCACGAAGAAGTCTGTAAAGTTCGATACGAACAGATTAATGCTAGACTAAAGAGACTAGAACAGATTCTTCTAGGTACTGCTGGATTTATCATTATAACATTGTTAACACTGGTACTTAAATGAGTAGATCACATTCTGTAGGCAAGAATCTTACTGCTAATACATTAACAACAATGTTTACTGTTCCAACTAGGAACATTGCTAAGTGGACTTTATTGTACGCTTACAACGGTACATCCTCTGCTAAGAACTTCAGAGCATTTTGGTACGATGCTTCTGCGAATGTAGAGGTTGCTGTAGTATATGATTATTCTTTAACAGGTAAGAACTTCTTACGCATTGACGGACAGGCTTATGTAGTCTTAGATGAGAATGATGAGATTCGTGTATTAATTGAAACTGGTGCAACGAATGCAAGCTGTATTGTAACACTAGAATTAGAACAACGCAGTACCGTACAAAACTTTGCATAAGGATAATCATGCCACTCGCTAAAGGTAAGTCTCAGAAGACAATCAGTAAGAACATTTCTAAGATGGTTAAAGAAGGAAGACCACAGAAGCAAGCAGTCGCAATCGCATTACAAACAGCTAAAGTAGCTAAACCAAAAAAAAGGAAATAATATGCCAATGGTCAAAGAGAAGAAGTTTCCCTATACAACTAAGGGTAAGAAGCAAGCTAAGTCATATGCTCAGAAGACTGGTGCTAAGGTAGTATCTAAACCAGCTAAGAAGATGGGTGCAATGCGTGGCTACTAAGCCTGGCTTGTATTCCAATATCCAAGCTAAACGTAAAAGGATAGCTCAGGGATCTGGAGAGAAGATGCGTAAGGTAGGCAGCAAAGGTGCTCCTACTGCTAAACAATTTAAGGAAGCTGCTAAGACAGCGAAGAAGAGATAATGGTTAAGAAGGTATATCAGAATCCTGAAGGTGGTTTAAACGCTAAAGGAAGGGCTTATTTCAACAAGAAGACAGGCTCTAACCTGAAGCCTCCAGTTTCTGCTAAAGAGGCTGCAAAGTCCCCTAAAGCTGCTGGAAGACGTAAGTCCTTTTGTGCTCGTATGAGTGGTGTTAAAGGGGCTATGAAGGACGAGAAAGGCAGACCTACTCGCAAAGCCTTAGCATTAAAGAAGTGGGACTGTTAATTAAGGTATTGACTTTTAATCAATTTTATGGTATAATATAAGATATGAACTATATTCAACTAGTAAACGATGTGCTGATAAGGCTTCGTGAGCCTGAGGCTTCCTCGGTTTCTGATAATGCCTATGTAAAATTGATTGCTAAGTTTGTCAATGATTCTAAGAGGGTCGTAGAAGACTCCTACAATTGGAATGCTTTGTCTGATACCCTCTCTGCTACAACTACAGCAGACGTATTTAACTATGTTCTAACAGGCTCAGGTCAAAGATTCAGAGTTATCGATGTTATTAA